ATAGTGTATAATTGAGCCCTATGGGTATCTTCTCGCGTAAGCCAGCAGTCATTGAAGCGCAATATGCACCGCAAGTTATGGGCGATGCCTTCTATGCCGCTAATTACTATTTGAACCCAGCAGTAAGCCGCCACGCAGCGATGAGCGTTCCAGCCGTCAAGCGATGCCGCGATTTGCTTTGCACTATTGGATCTATTCCACTTGAGTATAAGAAGAAATCAACAGGCGAAGAAATCCCTGCACCTCGATGGATTCACCAGCTCTCAAAGTCTCAACCTCAGTTCGTCACCATAAGTTATTTGGTAGATAGTCTCCTATTTTTTGGTCAAGCCTTTCTCGAAATTACCGAGACTTATCAGGAAGACGGTCGCGGCGCTACATTCGAATGGGTAGCCAATACTCGCGTTACGACAGAAGTAGATCCATACGGTCAGTACGTCACCCAGTATTACGTCGATGGTAAGCCACGTCCGATGTCTGGTCTCGGCTCTCTCGTAACATTCCAAGCATTTAACGAAGGCGTACTTACTACAGGTGCGCGTACTATCCAATCTGCAATTGATATTCAAAAGGCAGCAGCAGTAGCAGCGCAGACACCAATGGCAACAACAGTTATTAAGAACTCTGGCGCAGACCTACCGGCAGCAGAAGTTCAAGGACTTCTCGCAGCTTGGAAGAACGCACGTCAATCACGATCTACTGCATATTTGACCTCTACTCTCGATGCGCAGAATATTGGCTTTTCTCCAAAAGATATGATGTACAACGAGGCTATCCAGAACCTTGCTACTGAAATCTCCCGCCTTTGCGGAATTCCAAGTTATTACCTTTCAGCAGACCAGAACACATCAATGACCTATGCGAACGTTATCGATGAGCGTAAGCAATTGGTAGCCCTAGCGTTCCAGCCGTACATATCCGCAATCGAGCAACGCTTAAGCATGGATGATATCTCTACGGCTGGACACTATGTAAAGTTTGACCTTGATTCAACCTTCCTTCGCACAGAGCCTATGGATCGCCTTCTCGTAATTGAGAAGATGCTATCTCTAGGGCTTATTGATATTAATCAAGCAATGGAGATGGAAGATCTAACACCTAACGGAAGCGATGACTAATGGAACACCTAATTATCGAAGCATCATCTATTGAATGTTCAGAAGAACGCCGCGAAATCTCAGGCAAGATTGTTCCAATGGGAACAGGCGAAATCGGTCATACCAATTTAGGCTCGGTTGTATTCGAAGCCGGTGCGATTGATATCTCAGACATTTCTAAAATTAAACTTCTCTCCCAGCACGACATGAAGAAGCCAGTTGGTCGCATGACCTCAGCTGAAGTTCGTGAAGATGGTATCTACGCAACATTTAAGTTAAGCCGCAGCCAAGCCGGTGCAGATAGCCTCATCATGGCATCTGAGGGGCTAGTTTCAGGCTTGAGCATTGGCGCAGAAATCATTAAGTCAAAGCCATCACGCGATGGTCATATGGTCGTTTCAGCGGCTAAATTAAAAGAAGTTTCTCTAGTTACAGAACCGGCGTTTAAGTCGGCTCAGGTGCTAGAGATCGCGGCAGAGGAAGTAACCCCTGTCGAGGAAACCCTACCCACAGAAAGCGAGACAGTAGCCGTGGAAAACACACCTACAGTTGAAGCAACACCCGTAGAGGCTGCGGCAGTCGAAGCCTCTGCACCAGTAGTAAAGGCAATGCACTACACAGCTCCACGAATCAACCTCTCAAACGAGGCATTCCTTGAGAACTCAATCCGCGCACAGTTCGGTGACGAGAACGCTCGTCAGTACCTTGCAGCTGCATCAGATACAACAACAACTGAAGTTGCTGGTCTCGTACCAACACGTCAGCTCACAGAAATTATTAACAACAAATCAACAGCAGGTCGTCCATCAATCGATGCGATTTCAACAGGCACTTTGCCGGACGCTGGATTTAAGTTCCAGATTCCTCGCGTTAAGGCAGTCCCTACTGTCGCTGAGGCTGCAGAAAAAGGCGCTTTCTCAGATACCCAGGTAGAGATTGAGTACCTAGACGTTGATGTAAAGAAGTATGCGGGCATGCAGTTGTTCGATGTAGAAGTCCTAGACCGCACTTCTCCGGCGTTCTTTGCTGAACTCCAGAGCCTCATGGCTGATGCGTACGCTAAGGCAACTAACGTTGCAGTTCGTACAGCAATTCAGGCTGGCGCAACAGCAGACTCAACAACAATCACACTTCCATGGGATGGCGCAGAAATGGCTGGCTTTATTGCTCGCGCTTCTGACTCTATCTACACAAACACACTTCGCTTTGCATCAGGCGTAATCGTCTCACCAACACAGTGGGCGAACATCATGGGCATGGTGGATTCTTCAAACCGTCCATTGTTCATCGCGGCTCAGCCACAGAACGCAGCAGGTAACGTTTCACAGTCACTTCGTGGATCACTCCTCGGACTCGACCTCTATGTAGATTACTCACTCACAGGTGCAGCTGACGGTTCAATCGTCGTTGTAAATCGTGAGTCATTCACATGGTACGAGTCAAGTCGCCTACAACTTCGTGCGGACAAGGTCGGTACAGGTCAGGTCGAGGTGGGCTACTACGGCTACGGCGCAATTGCAACTAAGGTTCCATCAGCTGGTGGAGCGTTTAAGTTCAATCTTGCGTAATCAGTAACACCCATTAGAACGGCGGCGGGGGCTTGCCCTTAGCCCTCGCCGCTCTTATGAAAGGATATAGAAATGGCTTTGACTTCAATCGCTGAACTTCGCAGCGCACTTGGAATCGGCACGCTCTATAGCGACAGCATTTTGACCGAGGTCGTAGATGCTGCGGATAACGTCCTAATCCCTTTCATATGGGCGAATACACAGTTCAATGTCGGGCATAGCAACACAACTACTACCGGAACACTTTATTTCGACCATCCAATTTTCGAGACTTACTATGTGGGTCAAACAGTCGTTATTAGCGGCAATGGATCACACCATAACGGAAATAAAACAATTACCGCAGTAGATAACCACACAATTACCTATGCAGTTACAGGTTCTCCAACAGCTGCGCCTTACCACCCAGTTAATCCTTATGGCACAGTAACAGCATCGACCTACCTCGATCCTTCAACAGTGCCAGCAATTCAAGAAGCCGCTCTCATGATTTCTATTGATATCTGGCAGAGCCGCCAAGCCCCTTCATCCGGTGGCGTATCTATCGACGGTTACACACCTAGCCCTTACCGAATGGGTAACACCCTTTTAGCCCGCGTTAGAGGACTTCTAGCACCTTACCTAGACCCTAGAAGCATGGTCGGCTAATGACGGCTATAAGCACCCTTAGAGCCTCTATAGCGGCATCTCTAGTAGATAATACGCTTTACTCAGTATTCTCATTCCCACCAGCTACTCCAATTGCTAACTCAGTAATTGTGACTCCTGCTGATCCTTATATTGAACCAAGTAATAACCAAGAAGCCAGCATCTCACCTATGGCTAACTTTAAAATTTCTATCCTCGTCCCACTATTGGACAACGAGGGCAACCTCAACGGTATCGAGACAATGGTAGTTGCAGTCTGGAACAAACTTGCTGCATCTTCTATCAAGTACCGCATCGGCTCAGTCAGCGCGCCTAGCGTGTTGTCTATAGCCTCAGGCGATTTGCTTACTTGCGACATTGCAATAAGCACCCTAACGGAATGGAGCTAATCGATGGACGATTGGACAAAGGAGCAGGCAGCCTTCCTAGAGAAGATTGGTCAGCTCCCACCAGCAGCAGCACCAGCACCAAAACCAACTACAAAGAAAGATGAGGAATAAGCCGTGGCAGTATTTCTGAACAATGGCGTATCTGTAACGGTCAATTCTGTTGATCTCTCAGACCATGTAACCGCAGTAACAATCAACCGCACATTCGATGAACTAGAAGTAACAGCGATGGGCGATTCAGGTCATAAGTTCGTAAAGGGTCTTGAGGCTTCATCAGTCACAATCGACTTCCTTAACGACACAGCAACAGGCGAAGTTCTCCAGACTCTCCAGGCAGCATGGGGTACAAACGTCACCGTAGTTATTAAGCAGTCATCAGGCGCAGTATCAGCAACTAACCCAAGCTACACAATGACCTGCCTAATCAACAACACCACAGACATTAACGGTTCAGTCGCAGACCTTTCAACACAGTCTGTAACATGGAACGTATCAGGCGCAATCGCAGTAGCAACAGCGTAATTAACTAAACAAAGGGGCAAAGAATGGCAAAGCTAAAAGTAACAAGGGCAGACAACGCAGTTCAAGAGTTCGAGATAACACCAGTTATTGAGTATTCCTTTGAACAACATTTTAAGAAAGGCTTTCACAAAAGCCTGATAGAAGATGCTATGCAGAGTTCAGTGTATTGGCTTTGTTGGGAAGCGATCCGTCGCTCAGGGGAAACTGTCCCGCCATTCGGTGAGAAGTTCCTCGAGTCTATTAAAGGGGTAGAGGTCTTAGAGTCCGACCCTTTAGGCTAGACCGGAACTCCGTTACTTATACTGCGGCTCGTCTGTCGTATGAGTACGGAGTCCCGTTCGAGTCAATCGTGAATCTTACGCCGATGGCGTTTAAGGCTCACATCCAGATATTGAATGATTTAGCGAAGGAGCGGGAAAATGGCAGCAAGGGTAAAAGGCGCACTTGAACTGCGCAAAGCCCTTCGCCAGTTTGAGCCAAACCTTCTCAAAGAAACCAATAAAGAAATTGCAAGTTTCCTCAAGCCTGTTGTGAAACAAGCCAGAGGATTCTTGCCTTCTAATGAAGAAGCACCTAGCGGATGGCTCAAGCGTGAGAACGCTCAGGGTCGCTGGGCTACTCGTTATTACGATCAGACAGAAGCAAGCCGGGGCATCTCGTATCGCACAAGCCCTAGCAAGGAGAACCGTCGAGGATGGATTGCTCTAGCTTCTATTTATAGCAAGAACCCAGGCGGGGCTATCTTTGAAACTGCTGGACGTAAGTCAGGCATCAAGGGGAAATTCACTCCTCGACTCGGTGGGCAACTTGAAGGCAGAAGTCAGAAGATGATTGGTCGCGCTATGTTCAGAGCCTATGCAAAGGATGAGGGCAAAGCGACCGCCGGAGTAGTCAAGGCAATCGAGAAAGCATCCGCTCAATTTAATAGGAGAACACGATGAGCCTACTGATTAACATAGCCGCACAATTCAGCGGCAAGAAGGCTCTCAAGGATGCCCAGAAGCAAGTCAATGTTCTCGAGAGTTCAGTTAAGAAACTTGGTACAACACTCGGAGTAAGCCTCTCAGCTGCAGCAGTGGTCGCCTTTGGTAAGGCATCCGTCCGAGCCTTTGCAGAAGATGAGAAGGCTGCTACACGCCTTGCAGGAGTCCTGGATAACTTAGGGCTTTCATTCGCTAATTTGCAAGTTCAAGGATTTATCGAGGACTTATCTAAAGCAAGTGGCGTAGTCGATGATGAACTCCGTCCTGCATTTCAAGCCTTGCTTACTACTACAGGCTCTCTTGCTAATAGTCAGAAGTTGCTGGCTCAAGCCATCGACGTATCCGCTGGCTCTGGCGTAGAACTTACAACAGTTGCTAACGATCTCGCTCAGGCTTATGTGGGCAATACCCGAGGACTCCGCAAGTACAACTTAGGACTCACTCAGGCAGAACTCAAGGTCGCTAAGTTTGCAGATATTCAGGCTCGCCTTACAACCCTATTCTCAGGGTCTAACGCAAAGTATCTCGACACCTATGCCGGAAAGATGCAGCTCCTTACAACTGCCGCCGGTGAAGCACAAGAAACAATTGGAGCGGGTCTAGTCGATGCTCTTACTATTATTGCTGGCAAGGATGGCGATATCCAAAATCTAGCCGATTCTATGGCAGACGTGGCAACACAGATTAACAATGTTACCCGTGGCTTAGGCATGATGATCGCAGAGTTTAAGAAGATACCAGGAGCAGGACTCCTTGGCGATGCGTTCAGTGCTGCAGTTAAAACTTCAGGACTTGGTGCGCTTATTAACTTAGCGGCTAAGAAGGGCGCAACTAAGCAATCTACAGGGTTCTCATTCTTTGGTTCTCCTATGGAAACCACACAGAACGCCCGCAACGCAGCGGCAGCGGCTAAGGCAGAAGCAGCAGCCAAGAAGCGTTCTCAAGAATTAGTGAAGGCTACAAAAAGCAACACAGCAGAACTCAAGAAGCAAGCCCTAGCAAAGAAGCAATCTGCACTCTTTGACTTAGAGCAGATTCAGATTATCGCAGCTCTCAAGGGCAAGATAAGTGCAGAAGATAAACTACGCCTAGAACTCCAGTTAGCCCTCATCACAGGCAACGAAGATCAGGCGGCTAAGTTATCTAAGCAACTTGCTAACTCAATTGACTCCACCGGCAAACTTGCTACATACCTAACAACCTTGCCAGAAGCGAACAACCCTTTCAAGGCTTGGGACTCATGGCTAATGGGATTTAAGGCTAACCTTGCTGGTATCTCTGGAGTAACTGTTCCTGCTATTAACGGTATCTCTAACGTCCCTGCGACCAACATCCCTGCGGGCGGAATCTCAGCCAGCGTTTCGACTCCATCCGGTTCAGTAGCGGCTAACTCAAACCCTATCCAGGTCTATGTTAATGGCTCAGTTATTTCAGAAAACGATCTAGTTGCAGCAATCGAAGCAGGATTACAAAAGAGTTCCCTCTCAGGTTCTCCATCTTCAATCGGTAGAGTCCTAGGGATGTTTGGCTAATGGCGTTACCTGCCCAGATAGCTGTATCTTTCGACTACTCATCCGGAGCAACGTTCGGAGCTGGATTCGTTATTGGCTCTGATAAAAACGGAATTATTGGAGTATCTCGCCTTGGTGATTCTGCCGTGGTTCTGCCAGTCATCGACTTGACTCCAGATGTATATCAGATTGCAATTCGCCGTGGTCGTAATATCCAGCGCGATACCTATGAAGCAGGAACTGCAGTAGTCCGA